CGCAAATCGAACGTGCATATGAAGAATACATGCCGCTATACGATCGATATCTGAATGAACCGAATCCAGAAATCAGACAGCAATTGAGTAACCAAATGGATGTGATCGGTCGGAAGTTTGGATTCGATGGTGGTGTAGGAAAATGAGGCCAACATGTGGATGCGGGCGTAAGGCAGAATACCTTTGCTACGAAGAAGAACAGCCGCATTGCGAGGCATGCATGAAAGAAGCTATCGAATGTGCGGTCTATATCATGGTGAAAAAGCCACTAGATTGGGGGAAATGGGAGAATGGAAGAACTTCGAAAGGCTATATGCCTGCTAGCAAAGTTGCAAAATAACACCACTGGAGCATCAACGGCTGCTGCACTCTCAGATATAGCTTGGTTCTTGCAACACGACTTAACAGATGTAATCGATCTTTTGCTACAAGCAGAAAGCGAAATGGCCGCGGTGGGGGCCGCGACCAATTCAACACTGGAATAAAAATAGTTACGTGCATTATATCACAATTTTGGGAGGATGCAACATGAGTAAAACTCAGCTCTATCAAAAAATGAGTGCTGTTATGCAGAAAGTAGATTATCTGCAAAAGGATGACCGCGTTGAATTTGGCAACACCAAGTACAAGGCGATCAGCGAAGAAAAGGTTACTTCTACTGTTCGTGAAGCGTTGATAGAGCAGGGATTAGTTATCTTCCCTTTTGAGCAGCACCACAGCAAGGAAGGAAATTTAACAACTGTGGATGTTAAATACAAAATCGTTGATACAGAAACAGGCGAATATGAAGTGATTGTATCGTCTGGTACCGGGGCTGATACGCAGGATAAGGGCGTAGGAAAGGCTATGACTTACGCCTATAAATACTTAATGCTTCGAACGTTCGCAATTCCTACAGGAGAAGACCCGGACAAGACGAGCAGTGCCGAACTTGATGCACAAGCGCAACAGCAGAAACGACAGCCAGGTAACGGAAAGGAAAATCAATCATCATCTGAAGGCCAGAAGATCAAGCCAAGTTTAGAGGCTAAATACAGACATATTCATGGGAATACAGATGGACTGCCTGATTTCATTAAAGAACATGGGGCAGAAGCAGAAAAGGTATTGACTCAAATGCTTATGGATCGACAGGGGGCGTAATAGATGTTAAACCGAGTGATTTTGATAGGCCGACTTACACGAGATCCTGAATTGCGTTACACATCAGGTGGAGTTGCAACGACTCAATTTACGCTTGCGGTAGATAGACCTTTTACCAGCCAAGGCGGTGAGCGTGAGGCAGACTTCATCCCAGTTGTGACTTGGAGGCAGCTTGCAGAACTCTGCGCCAACTATCTACGAAAAGGCCGTCTAACAGCAGTGGAAGGCCGTATGCAAGTACGCAGCTATGATAATAGCGAAGGGAAGCGCGTTTATGTGACGGAGGTAATCGCGGACAATGTGAGATTCCTTGAGCGGTCTACAAATGACGGTGAAGTCCCTTCTTATGGTGAACAACCGCCAACGGGATACGAAGATAAAGACTTGCCATTCTAGGAGGGCTAATGGAACTTACACGTATAACAGGTGAGATACATGGAGCCTCTCAGCGCCTTAGTAGGTCAGCTGACGCGTTGTTCGACTTGGGCAGGGAAAAGGCTGAGAGCGAAAGAGATTACCGCTCAGCACTTGCTCAAGAGATTCTAAGGCTTAAAGCCGATGGGATGCCTGTATCAATCATTACGGACATAGCAAAAGGCAATGTATCTAAACAGCTTTTTCAGCGCGATTTAGCCGAGGCGAGGTTTAAAGCTGGCATAGAAGCAGCTGACGCAATAAAGGTACAGGTTTCGGCCTTACAAACGATTCTAAAATATCAAACGGATGTGTGATTCATGACACTACCATTTAATCCGGTACCGAAACCGGGGAAGAGCAAGCGAATGAAGTTAACGCAGAAGCAGATGGGCGATATAAGCCCTTCTGTGGATGCGGAGCTAAAGGATCGAAGCAAAGGTATATGCGAGATGTGCGGCAAGGCGTGGGCGACAGAGAGAGCGCATTTAACCGGACGGAAGCAGCTTGATTGGAAGACGAAGGTCACGGATCTGCTGCACCTTTGCACGGATTGCCACCGGTGGTTAGACGACACACCAGAAGGCATACGCTTCAGAAAGTTAGTTGCCAGAGTTATAAACACCTCACTTTCCTCCGATTACCGAAACATTCCGGGAATTTCCCGGAACATCTCAGAAACTACTAGAAGTGAAAGGAGTGTTGACGATGGCTGAAAAGCGCATGCTTTCGAAAGTCATATCTATTTCGGAAAAAGTGAATGAGTTGCCTGACGTATTCGACATGCTGCTTTTCACATGGATGATTCCTCATACTGATGACTTCGGGCGTATGGTTGGTTCTCCAGCCAAGGTGAAAGCACTTGTGGTTCCTTTACAGAGCAAGGATATCAGTGAAATAAAGGCGTCGTTAAGCCGTTTACATGAAGCTGAATTGATCGCTTGGTATGAGGTTGACGGGGAAAGATTCATTCAGATTTTGAACTTTGATAAGCATCAACAAGGTCTTCACAAGCGTACAAAATCAAAATTTCCTGAGTACATTCCAGACAATTCCGGGAAATTCCCGGGGATTCCCTCTGAACTGAACAGAACTGAACAGAAGAGAACTGAAGAGAACAGAACTGAACTAGAACAGATTTTTGATAGTCGTAGTCCTGAAATATTACAAGACAACCCATTCAAATTATTCGAGTCTGAAGGATTCGGGATGCTGAGTTCATTCCTTTCAGAACGAATCAAAGATATGGAGGATGTATACGGCAGCCGATGGGTATGTGAGGCCATGAAGAAAGCAGTTGTAAAGGGTAAACGGAATCTTGGATATGTTGAAGGCATTTTAAAGAACTGGAAAGCAAACGGAATAGATGAACCTTGGAAGGAGGAGCAGAATGCAGAAGGCAATCAAAGCGCTGGATCTGGAAGAGTTAAAACGACGAGCGGCGGCAGCGAAAGCGAATTCGCGTTCCTCGACAAGCCGGGAAGAAGCTAAGTATGAATGTCCTAAGTGTAAAGACTTGCGCGGATTTTTTAAAAAGTTACCTCAACGGCACGGTGATATAGAATACTTTGTTGATTCTTGGGTCGATTGTGAATGCGAGAAGAGACGGAACTTGGAACGACTATTTAAAGCATCCGCTATTACCGAGGAGTTCCGCAAGAAGACATTTGATGTCTTTGACCTGAACGTACCAGAAATCGTAAGAGAGGCCTATACAGTTGCTTGTGAAGATGTACGGGACTTTGACAACATCAAAGATCAACGTCAAAACAGCATAGCTCTCCTTGGGCGACCTGGTAGCGGCAAGACAACACTGCTTATGGCGGCTGCTAATGAGCTTCTGCAGCGAGGGATAGAAGTTCTCTACTTCCCATGGGTGGAGGGGTTCAACGAACTAAAGAACGATTTGAGTGCATTGGATGAACGTATAGGGCGGCTACAACGAGCAAAGATGTTATTCCTTGACGATGTGTTCAAGGGGCGAACGGAGCCTACACCGTTTCAACTGGAACAACTATTCGCCATCGTTAACTATCGGTACCTAGAAAATCTGCCACTCATGATTAGCTCAGAGCGAAGCTTCGCACAGATGTGCGGAATTGACGAGGCAATCGGCAGCCGGTTACGAGAAATGGCAAAGGGACATACAGTGACGTTGGCGGGCGGAATGGAGCTCAACTATAGATTGAGGTGACAGCGGCATGTGCGAAGTCTGCGAAGACACAAAGGTAATGGTGTGGCAATTTGAAGGCTGTTTAAAAATAGGGCCGTGCCCGTGCTGTAGCAATCCAGCGGCAGAGGACGACCATCCGGGGGCGAGGTAAATGTTTGGTAGTGATTATAAAAGCAGCGGAGTAAGAGCGGTACCACGGCGCGATATAGCAGCAGAGGATGCAGGTAGAAAGCCTAGTGATGTCACAAAACGGCAAATGACACCAGAAGAAAGGGCAAGGATGGAGAAGATAGGGCCGTACAAAACGTACAACGGGAAGAGTTCAAAAGTCATTGTTCCGGGGGTGCATTCGAAATGAACTTTGCAGCAGCAACAACATTGCAATTATGCATGGTAATCCATGACGAGAAAGCAACCGAAGAGGACAAGCAAGCCGCAACCAAGGAAATATGGAACCGCATCGGCAAAGAAAAGAACGGACAAGAGCAGCATGGGTAAGGAAACGCAACTGCAGGATATATGGGATAGCTGGGACTATCATTTCCGAGAAGCACTTGAGCGTGCCGACAGCATAGCACGGAAAATGTTTGCTGAAGCTTCCCTGTTCAGCGTACCAAGGGAAAAGCAAGAAGCATTCTTCAAAGCAAAGACAGCTGAACTGCTGGAAGATATAGCGCGTCAGGCGAACGGAACATAGTCAAATTTTGATTCTATGAAAATATTAATATATTCGGTCATCTGGAATATAAACGATCTCAGAAACGAAAATAGGAGGCGTTAGCAACGTGATTGAATTTACAATATACGGCGAGCCAGTTGCCCAGGGACGGCCTAAGTTTTCAACGGCAGGAGGATTCGCGAGGGCATATGACCCTGAGAAGTCCCGAGATTTCAAGGATTACGTGAGGCTGGCGGCAAGTGAACACGCGCCGAATGAGTTAATAACCGAACCACTGCGGCTGGGAGTGACATTTTACAGACAGATTCCCAAGAGCTTCGGTAAGAAAAAGGCCGTAGAAGCCGAGGAAGGGCGCTTGTTGCCTGTTACAAAGCCAGACATAGACAACTACCTCAAGAGCGTGAAGGACGCGCTAAACGGCGTTATATGGCGTGACGATAGTTGCGTTACAGACGTGATCATGAGCAAGCGATACAGTAGCAAGCCACGCATTGAAATATCAATCAAAAAAGCAATCTAGGAGGGCGACATGAAGCGTTTTGATTCCCAGAAGGACAAGAACCTAACGACGGAAGAACGCACAAGACTCCATAGATACAGCATAAACGAAGGATCCATAGAGTACGGGATCGTGTACGTGACGGATCCAGACCATATTGTCGCTAAAAGTCGGTCGCGGAAAGGACTGTACTGCAAGCGAGCATAAGCAACTGAAACCAGTATGTGCATTACTGGCGAGGCACTTTACATGCAAATAACCGAACATATATTCCTATTTTGGAGGTGCGCCATGAAAGGAAGCGAGATAGTTTCGGAGATTTTGAGGTTTTTTCAACTGGTAGAGACAACGGCAAAAGTTGCAGATGAAGAGATAAATCGTTGCGATCAGGAGTACAACGACCTAACACATGCTGCTGAGTTACTTGCTCTTAACGCGGTGGAAATGTCCCAACTGATGAAAGAAATTCGAGTGAACCGGAAGAAGCGTCGTGTGTCGAAAAATACAAAGGAACAAATGACACCGATTCTGGAAGTTTTGCAAAAAAATCAAGGACTCATAAATGCTCTTAAAGTAGCTAAAGGGAAGATAGAAAGCGTCGAACGGACGCAAGAAGTAAGGGTCTATACACCAAGAGTACGCACTGAAATGACAGCAGCTTTTGAAAAGCAACATAAAGCATAAATAACGAGGTGGAACCATGTTAAAACCTGTATCCAGAATAGATAACCGGACAAACGGAATGGCTGTTACTGCTGATAAATATGAACGTCTTAGCTTGAATGCAGAGGTTCAAAAAGTGTTACTTAACGATGATTCAAAAGAATTGTTCCTGTACTGGGATGAAGAAGCAAGGGTGATAGGCATTTCAAAGAAACCATACGACAAGAGCCATACTCCTTACAAATTCGATAAACGAGGGTGTTCATCAGCAAGTGATTTCTTACGCCGCTGCGAGATAGATTCCAGAGATGGGGCTGTTAAGTTCATCTGGAACGGTTGGGAAGGGGACGTAATGCTGTTCCGCCAAGTCGGGATGAAAAAAGTGCAAACATTTAAGCAAGAAAAGAACGGGAACCTTGAACGGGCAAAAAATTAAAATTCGGGAGGAACTAACCAATGAAAACAATTAACGAATTAGTCAAGGAAGCACACCAAAACGCAGTCAATAAGGGCTGGTGGGAAGAAGAACGTAGCTTCGGTGAAATCATCGCATTGATTCATTCGGAGGCATCGGAAGCGTTGGAAGATCATCGCAACCGTAAAGGCATGAATGAGGTTTGGTATGAAAATTCTGCAGGACACGGATGGAGCAGTCAAACAGGAGAATTTCAGAAACCTTGCGGCATCCCTTCGGAGTTGGCCGACATCGTGATCCGCGTATTCGATGCATGTGGACGATACGGCATTGATTTGGAGAAAGCCATCGCAGAAAAGATGGCATACAACGCAACACGGCCGCTTCGTCACGGCGGCAAAGTGTTGTGAGGGAGGGGAAGGACATGTCAGTAAATACAGAAGCGTTATGCACGCTGTTGAAACAGGCGGAAACGGTTGTATGGATCATTAAGGATGGAGTAAGCACGATTTCTGATCGACATGTACTTGTTAGATTCAAGGAAATACCGCGCGAAGTATTGTCGGTATTGTATAGCATCTTTTTCCGCGTACCAGATGAAGGGAAGTCGCTTATGTCTAGTGAAGGCGAGATAAAAGAAATTGAAGTTGGACATCTTCCAAGCATCGAAGAAGCGACTATAACCGGACAGGTGACAAAGTATTTAAAGGAGTGCTTCCCTCCATATGAGGATGATCCACTTTTAACTAGAGTGATACAACTTGGAGACAGATATGTTTTGGTTCAAGAAAAATATGTGCAGTTGACGACTGATAGGAACGTTGTTGGTTTCAAAGAAGATGAAAGTCTGATTTTCCTAGGAAACGGGGAAATTTCCATCCTTCCTGTGCGAGTATTCGGTGGTTTTATGCAAATTAAAATGAAGGAATTAACGGCGTATTTTGAGAGAGCCATGTAAGGGAGGGAATAGAGTGAACCTTGTAGATGCGTATGTAACAAAAGTGTTAGGTCATGAGGAAAAGGACTGGGGTAAAGGTCCGGTATTGCTTGTAGAAGTTGAATATGACTCATACGGCAGATTGAGCACAACGAAGCTTGTTTTCACGGGCGAGGATCGGGAAGCGCGAGCAAACACCGTGGATATAGGTTATCACTTTTTGGCTTGAGGGAGGGAATAGAGTGAACAACCTATTCCAAATGGGCAGCAGGGAGGGGAGAGCATGAACAACCACATAATCTTCTTCAGCGGCGGCAAAGCCAGCTTCGCGGTTGCTGATTGGGTTCAAACGCAATACCCGAATGACAACATCCTGCTGTACTTCACTGACACACTATGGGAGCACGAGGACTTATACCGGTTTATCGACGAGGCATCTGACAAGCTGCGACTACCAATGCTAACGCACAGCGCCGGGCTTAATCCGCTGCAACTCATGTTCGAGAAGAAGCTAGTTTTCAATAGTCGCATTGGCGACTGCTCAAAGCTTCTGAAAAT